GAGCCAGAGATAATCGTGCCGATATGGAAGCGGGAGGCATGGTAAGTCGTGGTGGTAGAATGTCAAGACAAGGCATAAAGTTTAAAGGTGTTAAGTGAAGCCAGCCTTCGTATTAATGTGTTATTTATCAGGAGCTCCTGCTGGAGTACTGCATTTTGAAAACGTCAATACATGTGGTTATTTTAAAAAACATCTTAACGAACAGTATGTTGTCATTGGTGAAGATCAAAAAAGATACTCATGCTTTTGTAAATTAGTTAAGGTAGATGAAAAAAGAGTGAGGCTCTGGTAATGTTACAAGCACTAATTGGTCCAGCTACAAAACTCCTTGGTAAGTTTATAGAGGACAAAGATACAAAAAATAAGTTAGCACACGACCTTGCTACGATGGCAGAGAAACATGCACAAGCGTTAGCCAAAGGTCAAATACAAGCAAACACAGAACAAGCCAAACACCCAAGTTTATTTGTTGCAGGAGCTAGACCAGCAATAATGTGGATCTGTGCTTTAGGTTTATTGACACAGTTTTTTATTATGCCTATTGCAGAATGGGCGACTGCTATATGGTTACCTCAAATACAACTACCTGAATTAAATACTGGCGAACTTATGACACTTACGTTATCATTATTAGGACTAGGTGGTATGCGGAGTTTTGAAAAAACAAAAGGCGTTGCTAGGGAGAATCTTAAAAAATGAGTTTATATAGGAACATACATGCAAAGAGAAAAAGAATCAAAGCAGGAAGTGGCGAAAAAATGCGTAAAGCAGGACAGAAGGGTCGTCCAACTGCTCAACATTTTAAAGCGGCGAAAAGAACAAAGAGAAAGTAAATGTGCAGGATCTGTTCAGACATTTAAACATACACGCTAGGGTAAGTTATATGAAACAAAAAATAAAAAAAGTAGCTAGAAAATTAGAAAAAGCATCAAAAGCTCATGCAAGTCAAGCAAAGACACTAAAAAGTTTATTAAAAAATGGCAAAAAGAAAAACAAAAGATCCTAAAGTAGGCACTGGTAAAAAACCAAAAGGATCTGGAAGGAGGTTATATACCGATGAAAATCCAAAAGATACTATTAGCATTAAGTACGCTACTCCAGCAGACGCTAGGGCTACTGTTGCAAAAGTTAAAAGAATTAAAAAACCTTATGCTCGCAAAATTCAAATCCTTACGGTTGTCGAACAAAGAGCAAAATTTGCAGGGAAACCAAAGCAAGCCTCCATTGCGAAAAAGGGGAAGACCGCCATTAGGAACCAAAGGAAAAAAGTAAAAAAATAAATGGATCTTTACATTTATGATAGAATAGTTAATATTCTAAAAGAGAGGCAGAGAAGTTTAGAAGAACAATTACTACATGGTAGTGTAGAAAACTTTGAAGCCTACAAGGAAGTGAGAGCTAGACTCTCAGAACTTGCAACATTACAACAAGAGGTAAAACTCTTGCTCAAAAAGGTGGAAGATGAGTAAAATTATATTACCAAAGAGGTTACAAAAAAGGTTTCCTCCAAAAGAAGAACAACAAGAACCCCAACAAAAATCACTAGAAAAAATGCCAGAACCTACTGGGTGGCGGATTTTGATTTTGCCCTACAAAGGTAAGGCTAAAACAGATGGTGGTGTTTTGTTACCAGATCAAGCTGTAGAGCGTGAAGCACTAGCAACAGTTTGTGGTTATGTTTTAAAAATGGGTCCTCTTGCATACCAAGACAAAGATAAGTTTGGTGAAAATAGCACTCCGTGGTGTAAAGAAAAAGACTGGGTAATTTTTGGTAGGTATGCTGGAAGTCGTTTTCGTATAGAAGGTGGCGAAGTAAGATTATTAAATGATGATGAAATACTAGCAACAATTAGCAACCCTGAAGATATTTTGCATACATAGGAGAAATAAATGGCTGAAGCAAAACAAAGAGACTTACCCCTAGAGGAAGAAAATGAAGAAGTTGAAGTTGACTTACAAGAAACGAAAGAAGAACCTGAAGTTGAAAAAGCTGAAGAAACCAAAGTTGAAAAAGATGAAGAGGAAAACAACGAAGGCAAGTTAGACGGTTACAGCAAAAAGGTCAGAAAACGTATTGAAGATATGACCTATAAATTAAGAGAAGCTGAAAGACGTGAAAAAGCGGCGATTGAGTATGCTCAAGGTTTACAAAAAGAAAATAAAAGTCTGTTAGAGCGTAGCCAGACTATTGATGATTCTTATATAAAAGAGTATGACGCAAGGGTTACAAGTGAAGAATCCACACTTAAAACAAAACTTGCGGAAGCTATAACTGCTGGAGATGTTGATGCTCAAGTGGATATCAATAAAGATTTGGCAAGGTTAGCAGTAGAAGCTGAAAGGTTGAATAAAGCTAAAGTTGACAGAGAACAAAAAGTAAAAGAGGAAGAAGCAAAACCTGAACAAGCACAACAAGCACCAAAACAAGTGCATCCAAAAGCTCAGGCTTGGGCTCAAAAAAACACATGGTTTGGATCAGATGAGCCTATGACTCTTACAGCTTTTAGTATACATAATGAATTAGTTAGGGCAAATGGCGAACAATACGCTTTAACAGATGAGTATTATACAACGATTGATGCAAAAATGCGTGAAGCTTTTCCGCATAAGTTTGACGAACAAGATGTTGATACTACAGAAACTACGCAAGGAAAAACAGTAGTAAACACACCAGTAGCAGGAGCAACAAGGTCAAATCCAGGAAAAAGTGGAAAAAAAGTGACCTTATCAAAATCAGAGGTTGCAATCGCAAAGAAACTTGGTGTATCATTACAACAATACGCTAAACAAAAACAAAGTTTAGCTAGAACGTGAGGGAGACAATATGTCAGATAGAAAACCACGCACTGAGGTAACTAGAGAAAAAACTTCTCGTAGGACACCTTGGAAACCACCATCTACTTTAGATGCACCCCCAGCTCCAGAGGGATTTGTTCATCGTTGGATCCGAACTTCGGTTATGGGCTTTGACGATAAAAAAAATCTTTCTGCCAGAATCCGTGAAGGGTTTGACCTAGTAAGAGCTGATGAGTACCCAGATTTTGAGGCACCAACTATCCAGGACGGAAAACATGCTGGAGTTATTGGTGTGGGTGGTCTGGTACTCGCTAGATTTCCTCTTGAATCAAAAAGCGAAAGAGACGCATATTTTAAACAAAAAACATCCGATCAAATGGATGCCGTCGATAACGACATGATGAGAGAACAACACCCAAGTATGCCTATCCTTAAACCAGATAGGCAAAGTCGTGTAACCTTTGGAGCAAAGGCAACTAGCTCTGAATAATTTTAACTTATGAGAAGGAGAATACAAAATGGCGACAAATATTGATGCCCCTTTTGGTTTACGTCCTCATAACTTATTAGGTTCTGCACCAAACTCAATGGGGCTGACAAGGTACAAAGTACAGACAGCGGCGACGGCTGGATCATCTAGTTCAATTTTTCAAGGTGATATGGTCATTCCATTAACAAATGGATTAGTCGATGTTTCAGCGGCAGACGGTGGTAGTGTGGCAATTTTAGGAGTTATGAATGGATGTGAATATATTGATTTAGACGGGAAACCTCGTTTTGATAATCATTATCCTGGAACATCTTCAATTAAATCAGGTACTGAAGCAAGTATTTTTGTTTATGACAATCCGCATCAGATATTTGAAGTACAAGGAGATGCGTCCTTAACTAATGCGGCGACTGCACAAGCCCTAGTACACTCAAACGCAGAGGGTGCTGGCTTTGGATCAGAAAACGGTGCAACTGGTAAATCTATCGGTGAATTAGCTGTATCCACTGCAGGAGCGACTACAGCAGGTGATAATTTTAGGATCATTGGAATCAAAGATGATTTTAATGATATTGATGTTACATCAGCTGGAGTAATCTTTTTAGTGAAATTGAATGTTCATTTTCACTTAACTGCTACTGGCTTATAGGAGGGTATTATGGCTATTGCAAGATCACAACTCCTAAAAGAATTAGAGCCAGGATTAAATGCTCTATTCGGCTTGGAGTACGATAGGTATGACAATGAGCATGCCGAAATTTATGACACAGAAACTTCTGACAGAGCTTTTGAAGAAGAGGTAATGTTATCAGGCTTTGGTACTGCACCAGAGAAACAAGAAGGAGCCGCAGTTTCATTTGACACTGCAAACGAATCCTTCACTGCTCGTTACACTCATGAAACAATCGCTTTGGCTTTTGCTATAACTGAGGAAGCTATTGAGGATAACCTCTATGATAGACTTTCAAGCAGATATACAAGAGCGTTAGCAAGATCTATGTCTAATACAAAACAAGTTAAAGCGGCGAGTGTATTGAACAACGCTTTTGATAGTACTTTCACTTTTGGAGATGGTAAGGAGCTTTGTGCTACTGATCACCCAACTGCAGGAGGAGGTAATTTCAGAAACGAGTTAACAACACCAGCAGACTTGAATGAAACATCATTAGAACAATCACTTATTGATATCTCAGGATTCATTGATGAAAGAGGTCTCAAAATTGCTTTAATGGGTCGTAAGTTAATTATTCCAGTAAACTTACAGTTTGTAGCTGAAAGATTAATGGCAAGTAACATGCGTCCTGCAACAGCAGACAATGATGTTAATGCAATTAGAAATATGGGAATGTTACCTGAAGGGTATGTGGTAAACCACTTCTTAACAGATACAGACGCATTTTTCATTAAAACTGACTCACCAAATGGTTTTAAACATTTTGAAAGAGCAGGGATTGCAACATCAATGGAAGGTGACTTCGATACTGGTAATGTTAGATATAAGGCGAGAGAAAGATACAGCTTTGGCGTATCAGATCCTCGTTGTGTGTTTGGCTCTCCAGGAGCTTAAATCAAGGATCCCCTTGAAATTAAAGGAGCGACTTTACAGTCGCTCTTTTTTTATGTTATAGTTTATTAACCTTGACGGGAATAATCCCGACAAAGCCAAGACAAGGAGATTGATATGGCTAATACAACTTTTTCAGGTCCTATTAGATCTGAGAGTACAATTAAAACAATCAGTAAAAACGCAACAACTGGTGCAATTACAGAGGTATCAACCTTTGGTGATGGTCCAGTCAGTTTATCTGATGGTAACGTAACTCTTACAAATGCTACTCATAGTGGTAGAGTTTTACTTGTTCCAGATGGGGGGCAAGACAACACTTATACACTTCCAGCACCTATAGCTGGATCAATGTTTAGATTTGTTTATGCTGGAGGAGCCGCTGATGCAACAGACGCAATAATTGTAACTCCAGGAAACACTAATTTTTATATTGGTGGAGTAACATTTTTAGATACTGATGGTAACGAAGTGAGTTCAGTGTTCTCTGATGGTAACTCAAACAGTAGTATACAGCTAAATGTTCCTGCTGGATTTGATGTTACTATTATGGGTATAGATACAACTAACTACCAAATTTTTGGTAATGTTACATCAACTACTGCCCCAGCTTTTGCTGATCAATAATAGGAGGCTTATATGGCAGATGCAGTTGCTACACAAACTATCATTGATGGTAGTAAAACAGCAGTTTTAAAATTCACAAATGTTTCTGATGGATCAGGTGAAAGTGCTGTTACTAAAGTAGACGTCAGTGCATTAGCTAATAATTCTATTGGTCAGTCTTGTACTGGAGCTTCCATACAAAAAATATGGTGGCAGTGTATTGGTATGAAAGTCCAAATATTATTTGATGCAACCTCTGATGTTCTTGCAATTGAGTTAGGTGAAAACCAAAGTGGCTTTCATGATTACTCTGGGTTTGGTGGTATACCAAATAATGCAGGATCTGGTAAAACTGGCGACATACAGTTTACAACCGTAGGACATACAAGTGCGGATAGTTATACAATTATACTGCAAGTGGCTAAGGAATACGGTTAATGGCTACTACTAAAGATGTTAAAAGGACTCCCTCTGGTAAAATTAGTTACCGAGGGATGACTTTTCCAGGATTTAATAAACCTAAACGCACTCCTGGAGGTCCTAAAAAATCTGCGGTACTTGCCAAAAAAGGTAGTCAAATTAAACTGGTAAGGTTTGGTGATCCAAATATGACAATAAAAAAAGATCAACCAGGACGTAGAAAATCATTTAGAGCACGTCATAGATGTGATACAGCTAAAGATAAATTTAGTGCTAGATATTGGTCATGTAAGGCATGGTAATGAAAGCTAACGAAGTTTTAAAATTATTAGAAAAGCACGAAGAAGAGTGCGGAAAAAGATATGAACGTATAGAAAAGAGCCTTGATAAGTTTGATGTTAAACTTTGGGGACTTGCTGTTCTAATAGTAATAACCCCTTTTTTACATAAGTTGATTTAAAATGGCTATAACAAGAGGACAAATGCGTAAACAAATAAGTAAACCTCCAGCCAAAAAGAAAACAAAACGTAAAATACCCGAAAAATATTTAAAAGGTTTATCTAGTACGGAGCGTGCTAAACGTC